GGTTGTTCAAACATAAACTTTACCATGTTCTGATAAGGAACTTGGAACAACGCTGTTTTATCTTCTTCATCGCCTGGCAGAAAACCAATCTCACGAGTTGGTACTGCACTACGAACAATATATACACAATCGTATTTTGATTCATTTCTCAATACCTCTTGTAGTGCCATATACAGTGTAATAAAAGTTTTACCAGTACCAGCAGCACCATATAAGAAAAGGTTCTTTCCTGCTTTGTAGTCTTGGAATGCTATTTTCTGATTATCAGTAACAGCACTTACAGAAACCATTTGGTCAATGCGAATATCTTTTGCTTTTGCCATTAATCTTTACTCCATTTTTTACGGTGTTTATTTACCACTTCTCTTGTCTTAATATCTTTAATGGACTTTTTACCATACCGATCTGCGAGTGGACTGTCTGGGTATTTCTCTGCTGTTTTTGCAAAAACCTCATCCAAACCACCACCAGGCTTTACACCACCACTACCTAGTCCACCAACAATTGCTGGGGCAGTGATCAATCTTTCTAAGTGGGGATTATCTTCTTTGAACTTGTCTAGTTCTTTCCAACTCATAAAATGAGTTTCCACATCACCACTATCTTTATTTACAAAATCATAATTTGGCATTATTTACATTCTCAGTTAATTCTTTGATCCTATTTAGTAGTGCATAATAAGATGCAGTCATCTCTTTAAGGTCATGTTTTAGTGCTTCGTTTTCTGCTGTCAAATTTGCAACCTTTGCCCTAAGTTCAGGCAGTTCGTAATCCCACTTGCTCATACCAATGCGGCGCTCCTCTTTTAGTCCATCTTGCCAGATGTTGTTTATACTTTATATAGTAATTTCGATAAGCCAAAACTGAACATTCATTTTTAACATCATCAGGCATTGCTGGAGTTGGTTGTGTGAATTCCCCTTCTGGAATATTCATAGGAGGCAGTGCAAGTGCCTCATGCAATTTACGGTAACTCTCATGCGGCACATCTTTATTGTAACGATACATAAACTCATCGTTTAGATGTGTCCATAATTTATAGAGATATTCATAGTTTTCTCTTGATTGTCGAACCCAAATACCACTAGGGTGATTTACATGAGATGCCTTGTATAGAACCTGTTCAAGATTAGAGTTCAGTTTCCATCGTTTAATCTTGCGTCCATTTGCAGTCTTACCATAATACTCTTCTCCATCCAATACACGATGTGCAGTAGACATAAGTTGAGCATACTCAATAATCATTTTACTTGCATGACTGTCAACGTGCATCTTTGCACACTCATCGACATAGTTACTCAAATAAAATATGTTCATCGTTCCCACCTATAAAAGATATGATCTTCAATTTCGATAGTTTTAGTTTTCGTCTTTGCCCAGGCTGGTTCTACATAATCTGCATGATAATGTGTTGCACCATCTGTTACATCTAATAGTGTTATTGTACCATTAACTAGTCCAGATGTAAAGAGAAAAATATTATCAAATGTTTCCATATCATTAATACGATCTGATTTACCATCACAATACCAACTGAACTGGCATCTGTGTTTAATAGGAATCATAACCGTCTGATCCTTCCAACTTGGTCTTGATGGGCCTTCTTTGACAACCTCACAAACCGTATTAGGAAAACGTGGATCTGATACACGATTAAGTGTTACAGACATGACTGCCATCTGTCCAACTTTGGGTTGATTTCGTGCCTCGTGATATACATTCTCTGCGAGACAGTATGCCTCATCAGCCAGAAAGGAGTCAACAGAACTATCTGTCGCTCCCTGTACTGGTGATGTTGCAACTATTAACGAAAAAATCAGTTCATTCAACATTATTGTGTCAATACCTTCATGTTGTTTTCTGATTCGGTGGTATCATTATTATGTTGTTCATTGACAGATTCATCAAGTTCTTGCCATGCTTTGGTAGAACGAATCTTTGAAAGAAGCATTCTGTCTTTTCGCAGACGATTCATAATAATCTTATTCGCCTCTTTATCAGAATACTCTAACAGAACATAGGCACGATACTTAGGCCCATTAGAAACAATTTCTGTTTCTGTAACACGATACCCAGCAACATCAACATCTGCAATGATGTTCTTTGTTGCCTTCTCTACTTCAGACATTACTGATGCAGTTTCTTCATTACCAATCTTTGCAACGAAAGATTTGGTTTGAGAACGAACACGACCATTGATTCGGTCAGCGAGTGTAGTCTTTGCATTCAATACCGCAAGATCAATAGACAACTGTAAATCTGTAGTTGCTGATGTTCCTGTGGAATAGATTGCAGTTTCGCTCTCTGGCATTTTCTTGAACCAATCGGGAATAATCTCAATCTGTTCATTCACTACCTTTGATTTATAGACATATGTTTCTGTGTCTACTACAGCATTTGGTGGAACAGTCATCGCTGTCTCCACTACTTTATTGGAACTACAAGCACCAAGCATTGCAATCGCTCCAAGTAACATGACTTTTTTCATTATTAAACCCCTTCCAGTAAGTCCACTAAGTCATCACGAATGCCGGACTCTACAAATACATCAGAGAGTACCGACCCTATCTGTGGGTAATATGTTACCATAACAACACCCAACACAATTCCAATTATAACTTTAACCATTAGTAACAGTCCGTTCCACCAGTATTCCAGTTTGC